GGTATATACTGATCTCTGACACCGGGGCTTGCGGGTCTCAGGTGGATACCGGAGCAGGAGTTATAGCCGTGTCCACTGAGCCTGATGAGTTCCACCCAACCAAAACACAATCCATTTCCATCATCAGGCACGACGGGAGAGATACCCGTAAGGTCGAGACATATGTCGCGGATCGCAGTGTCATCGACGAGATGGAAGCCTACCTCCAAAAGCAGGCCATAGAGTTTCTCAAGGAGAACGAATGCAGAAGTTCAAGAACGGAGCGGTGACGTCCGCGCCGCCGCTGGGTGCGGTTGAGGGCGAGATGAAACTGATGAAGAAAACCCAACTGCGGATTGGGATTCGCGTGGCGCCCGATGGCGAGCCTTGCATCTTTTTCGAACTGGCCGATGGCTATGCGTTCATGTTGAGCAAAGGCCAGGCGCTCTGCTTCGCGTTCAACATTCTGGGCGTGGTGCGGAACCTGTTCCGCAGCGTGGCCGAGCTGGACGAAGCGGTGCTGAAGGCGAAGGTCGAGGCCGATGGGTGGACCAGAGCGATGAGCAATCCGGAGCCGCCGGTGCAATGACACTGCCCGCACCAGTGGCGCGGCTGGTACGCCAGATGTCGGGCTGGTGGTCTGGCGGCGCCGGCGGATCGTCCGGGTCGATTGTCGCTTGGGATGCCGCACAAGGTGGCCGGCTGAAAAACTGGGCGCCGACTAGTACCGACTTCGCGACGATTCTTGCGCCGGCACTGCTCAAGGCCCGCGCCCGCGATGCTTACCGAAACATCACGTGGGCCACGTGTGCGGTTCATCTGCTGCGGGATAACGTCATCTCGACGGGCGTGACGCCGATGCTTACTCTGAGCGATGCCGCGCTGCGAACGCAAGTGCATTCGCTCTGGAGCCAGTGGGTCGAGGATTCGGACTTCACCGGACGCACGCACTTCTATGGCCAGCAAGCCGAAGCGTTCCAGGCAACCCTGATCGATGGCGAATGTCTGTCGCTGATCCGGCCTGGTCCGACGCTACAGATCCAGATCCTGCCGTCAGAGTTTCTCGACGCGAGCCGCGATAACGGCATCGACATCCTGGGCGGCATCGAGTACGACGCGGAGGGCCGGCGTTTAGGCTACTGGTTGTACAGCAAGAATCCCGCGCAACCGCTGAATCCCGTTTCCGTGTTTGTGCCGGCGGATAGAGTCATTCATCTCTTCGCGCCGTTACAGCCGGGATTCGAGCGAGGCACGTCATGGCTGGCGCCGGCGCTGGTGAACCTGTACGAACTGCGTGCGTTCCTCGAGGCATCGCTGGTGCGGGCACGGACTGGCAGTTTGTTCTGCGGCTTTGTTCGCAGCGCCGATGGCACGCCGTTCCTGGTGACTGATCAGGGCAGCACCGATTTTGAGCCGGGTTCGCTGGCGCGGCTGAGGCCCGGCGATGAACTGACTTTCACCACGCCGCCAGATCCGACGCAGGGCTACACGCCGTTCATCTCGACGCAGCTTAGGGCGATTGCTAGTGCGTTGGGAGTGCCTTACGAACTGCTATCCGGCGATCTTGGGCAGGTGTCATTCGCATCGGGGCGCGAGGGCCTTTTGTCTTTTCAGCGCCGCTGCGATGCCATCGTGCAGAATCTTTTCGCGCCGCAGTTCTGCCGCCCGGTCTGGCGCTGGTGGACGCGGATCATGGTGGCCAGTGGCCAACTCCCCGAGGAGATTCTGACGGCGCCGGTGCGTTGGGTTGGCGTGCCGATTCCGACTCTCGATTCGCGCATGGAGACGCAGAGCATCATCCAGAAAATTAGAGCCGGTCTGTTGAGTAGAAGTGAGGCTGTCCGAGTGACTGGTTTGGATTGCGAATCCCTGGATGATGAGATTTCGACCGATAACGCGAGAGCCGACAAGTTGGGCCTGGTTCTCGATTCTGACCCGCGCAAGGTGACCCTACAGGGTCTGGAGCAACCTTCCGATGCCAAAGTCCAGTAAGAAGCTACTCACACGCCAAGCTACTCTCGCGCCGAGTAGTTTTAATCCTGACAAGCGCAGTGTATCTGTCATCTGGTCAACGGGCAGCCCGGTCCAACGCTTCGATTTCGAGGGCGCATTCACGGAGCGATTGAGCCTCGAGCCGGAAGCGGTGGACTTGAGTGAACTGCGCGGCGGCCCGGTGCTGAACAGCCATGACCGCTTCAACGTCCAGTCGATTCTGGGCGTAGTCGAGAATCCCGCAGTGGACGGCCAACAAGGCACGGCGGTGATCCGGTTCTCTGAACGCGCCGACGTGCAGCCGATTGTCCGCGACGTCGCAGACGGCATCATCTCGCGGCTGTCAGTCGGCTACAGCGTTAGCAAATGGGCCACGGAAAAGGACGCAAGCGGCAACCGCACCAAGACGGCCATGCGGTGGAGGCCGGCGGAAATCAGTCTTACAGCCGTGGCTGCCGATCCAGGCGCCCGCACGCGGGCCGATGGCGCCGATGAAGAGGAATGCGACTGCCTGGGTGAAGACGGGTGCGAGTGTGACCCGGAAGAAAGCGAGGAGACAATGAGTGCAGTACCCGATCAGATCCGCAGCGCCGCCGCGCTGCTTGGTATCAGCGACATTTTCGCGGAGCAGATCGCGACACGCGATGGCATAACCGTCGAGACGGCACGCGCCGAGATGCTCACGCACTTGCGCGACACACAGCCGCGCATCGACGCCCGTGCCGTGGTGATGCGTGACGAAGGCGACACCTTCATGGATCGCATGTTGAACGCCGTCGCGTATCGTGTCAACCCGCGCATCAAACTGCGCGACGATGCGCGTCCGTGGGTCACTCGCCGCCTGGCCGACATCGGCCGCGAGTTTCTGCGCGTGGCCGGCGTCTCGACGCTGGGCAATGACGATCAGATATTCCAGCGATGGGGCGCGATGCACACCACGTCAGACTACGGGAACTTTCTGGCAGAGTTGTTCAACAAGCAACTGCTGCCCGCGTATCTGATCGCGCCGAGCGGGTTGAAGCTACTGGCTCGCGCCGCCACGGTGAATGACTTCCGCCAGAAGCACGTGTACCGCAACAGTCCCATGGGACCACTGCAAAAGGTGAATGAACACGGCGAGTTCAAGCGGGTCGACAAGTCCGATGTGAAGCCGGAATCCTACGCCATCGCCAGCTACGCCGGCGTGTTCGCCATCACGCGGCAGGCCATGGTGAATGACGACATGTCCGTGTTCGCCGACATCGGCGCCCAGCTATCGATCCAGGCCGCTGAGTTCGAAAACGCGCAGTTGGCCGCGCTGCTGGTGTCGAATCCGGTGATGGCCGATGGCTTCGCGTTGTTTTCCACGCAGCACAACAACCTCGCCGGGACCGGCGGCGCCGTTGGCGACACCACGCTCTCTGCTGCGCGGCTGGCGATGCGTCTGCAATCGAATCAGAACGGCCAGCCTATCGACATCAGGCCGATGTATCTGCTCGCGCCGGCCACGCAGGAGACAACGGCGCAGAAGGCGCTGGCGGCGATCTACCCGCCGCAAACGCAGGACGCAAACGTGTTCACCGACTTTGTGCGGCTGGTGGTCGACCCGCGCCTCGACAAGCTGGGCCAGACCCTGCCTTGGTATCTGTTCGGTGACGTGGCCACCGCGCCCGTTCTAGAGTTCTCGTACTTATCCGGCTACGAGGGACCGAGAGTCAGTACTCGAGTCGGCTTCGCCGGCGGATCGGACATCGACGGCACCGAGGTGCTTTGCCAGTTGGATTATGGATGCGGAGTAATCGGATCTCAGGGTGCGTTCAAAAATCCAGGAGCTTGAGCATGGAACAAAAAGACACTACACAACCTGACTGGGATTCGCTCTACACGCAATTGCTCACCCAACTGACCAGTCCCGTGTCGATAGAAACTCCACAGCTTGGGCGCGTGGAAAACCAGCGGGCCAGTGACTTGTACACGGCGCTGAACATGTTGCGGCTTGAGGCCGCGAATGCAAATGGAATCTCAACCGCCGGCGTGATGACTGTCGGCTATGATCGCGGCCTTGGGCCGAAAGGAGGATGCTCGTGAAAAATTTTATTCAGCCCGGCCAGTACGGGCTTACGGTGATCGCGCCGGCGGGCGGCGTGACGGCGGGTCAGGTTGTGATCGTGGGCGCCATCGTGGGCGTGGCCGCCTGCAATGCCGCTGCGGGCGCTGAAGTCGAGATCAGCCCCGAGGGCGTGTTCGATATCGGCAAGGTGCCGGCGGATGCGTTGGCGCAAGGCGCGGTGGCCAAGGTGACGCCGGCCACGGGACTGGTGGGACTGGCGGGCACTGCGGCAATCGGCTGGGTAGTCGCCGCTGCGGCATCCGGCGCATCGACGGCGCGGGTGCGATTGACGCCGGCGGTGGCAGGCACGCCGACCGTCATGGAAACGGCGCCGGAACACAACGCGGCGCAGCATGCGGCGCGGCGGGGCCGGGAGTAGCGCCCAAAAGCGCAACGGGCCACCGTTTCCAGGAGCGGTGGCCCGTTATACCCAATCCAGCAATGGAGGTCACCACATGCCGGGTGACGGAAGTAGCATATCAAAAATCGACCGCGTGAACGCTGCGGATGTCATTTGCGTGGCTTTTGCGGCGCATTTCCGGGTGGCCCGCTACTTGATGGGCCTTTCTCACTGCTGCCTCGAGGTCGCGCAAAACCCGAACCCGCGCCTGGTGGGCGTTTTATTCGGAGTTTTGAAGCTGGCGCCGAAGACGCTGCTCGAGTTGGCGAGAGCACCGGGCGGGTGAAAAGCAGTCTCCGGTATCCGGGCGGCCATCGCTAAATACAGGGACACAATAACGGGACGCATGCAGATATCGTCATTTCCTGAGCCCCCTATTTCATGAGCACCCTCCTGCATGCGTCCCGATTTCTTCAAGCGAGGGATGCCCCTTGCGGTCGCAAAAAAAATCAATCGCCAGAGCCGGCCCAGCCATCAATAGCGCATCAGGGACGCGCGAATTGCTCGAATGAGAGCGAGCGATTGTACATGACCTTGCGCGTCCCGTTTTCCTCAAGCCTCGCCGGGCGGCTCAGGCTGTCTTTCGCCTTCTACCGTCGATAATGGGGATCTCGATGGGCTTCGGGAACGGAATCACCAGATCGGGCATTGTGTTAATTTGTGACGACGCTGGTGACGATGAAGCACGCTCAGATCGCTGCGGTGATTTCCCTGTCGCTGTGTTTTGCTGCCGACGTTCGAGCCTCCCGAATCAGTTCCGTCACAGCCAGCACCCCGGATATGGGTTCTAGTTTCGGTACGAACCTGGTGAATACGGTAAATGGCGTTGGTCTGTCCACTCTTTCCTTGACTGCCACGCATGATGGCACCGTCCCGCTGAATTCGTGGGTTTCGGCTAATGGCGTCCTCACAGGGCACGTGATCTTCGATTTTGGCACCGCTTTCCTGGTAGACAGCTTCTCCTTTTGGAACCAGAATGCCGGTGGCCCCGGAGCCTTGGGCATTACTGGCATCGATGCAGTACAAGTAAGCACGTCTCTCGACGGCACGACGTATGTCCCGTTGGCCGGCGGGCCGACGCAGTTCAGTCAGATTATGACGGCTCCGGCCGGGCCGCAGATCTTTAACTTTGTACCGGTGTCCGCGCGGTTTTTCGAGTTCACCATTGGCAGCAATTGGGGAGACCCCGTGGAAACCGGATTTGGCGAAGTTGGATTCGACGCAATTCCGGAACCGGCGACTTCCGTGCTGATCGCCTCGGGTTGCGTGGCCCTTTGCGCACTGATAAGCCGAAAGCGAGCAGCCGGGCTTTAGCGCTGGCAGAGAGCGCAAATTCCGCTCCGTTTTGGTTTCGTGGCGCACTGGGAGGAATGCCCGCCATGGTACAATTTGCGGAATAAGTATCGTGCGGGACCATGTCCAGCATCCACACTGTGAAGCAAGGTGAGCATCTAAGCCGGATCGCCTTTGCGTACGGATTCCGCGATTTTCAGACGATCTGGAATCACCCCCAGAATGCATCTCTTAGGTCGAAGCGCAAGAGCCCGCACGTGCTTCTGCCCGGAGACGCGCTGTTCATCCCGGACAAGGCGCGGAAAGTAGAGTTGCGGCCTACCGGTCAGGCGCATCGGTTCCGGATTGCCGGCATACCGCTAAAATTGCGAATTGTTCTGCGCGACTTTGATAACAAGCCCATCGCCGGCACGGCTTGCGTCCTGAAAGTGGAAGGCAGGTCTTACC